GACAGTATAATTTTTTCCTTGTTTATCCAAGTATTTTTGGTTAACGGAATCGTACGCACGTTCTCTTACATTAACTTTACTAACAAACGTAGGATCGCTAAGTCTTTCTTTGTCCATTTCAATATTTGTAATATATAGCGCAATTCTTGGAACAGACGGTAACTTGTTTTCTGAATTTTCTTTTATTATACTTGCTACCTGTCTGGTCATGTCTCCGTACATAACTGGAACTTGTATTAATGTACCATCGCCAGTTTTATAATAGAAGTTACTTAACATTCTTACCATTTGTGTTAAGTATCTTCTAATTTGTCCGTCGTAAAACCACTGCATGTATAATCTCCTGTATTCTTAACAATTAATTGTCTGCTTTAGGGCGCAACGCTTTGCTAAGACTTTGGCGTTCTGGAACTTGTTCTCCTGCAATTGTATTAGTTGCAGTATTATTGATAAACGAAGTTTTTTGGGTTAGTCTATCGTTGGTATTGGTTAGAGTCATTCTTACGTTATCGCGAACCTTGGTCCATTTTTTACCATCAAAAATAAACAACCTATTTGGAAAAAAATCTGTTCGTAAAAAGAAATCACCTCTATCATTGTTTAGAGGAAAACTTGTACCAGATCCATAAGGAGCGCCGTTAGGCGCTTCGTCTGATCCTAAAAGATAACCTTTGTAACCTTCTTTAACTGGTCTCGACATAAGTGTATCTGCAATTTTTGAAGTGTCACCTGCTCTAATTTTTGATGTGTCTACTGTAGTAATTGCAACAGAACCGTCGTCGTTGTAGGCTATATTATAAAAATGTGTAATATCGTATCCTGATTTTAATGCATCTATTTCTGCTTGCTGAACAATCGCATTGTTAATTTGTAAATCAAGATTGTATGTTGACATCAGATCGTTTAGCGTCGTTCCGCCACCTTGGCCTTCTGTAAAATCACTGTTGGCATCTGCAGGCTGATCGAGAATATCTTTAAATTCTTGACCTCCATATATTTGTTTTAATTTTAATCTATACAAATGAGGCCACCATGTTTGACTGAATCCCTCGGCCGCTCGGTTAACATCTTCTACTACATAAAAACGTTTTAGAGCAATACTCAAATCATTTAATGCATATTCATCTTTTAAGTGTGGCAATTCTATAACATCGCCTGATATTATTTTTCTACCAACAGCAGTTACAGAATCTCTGATATGAACTGTTAAAAACAATATATCATTACTTAAAAATAAACCAAATTGACTTAAGTTAAAATCAATATCTTGGACGTTATAAACTCCTCGTATTTTGTAAATATCTTTGTCGTATTTTCTGTCTCTATTTTCTAAAAACAAAAGATCTTGGATATTTAGTGGATTTAATTCGTCATATGTTGGTCTGTCAGGGGCACTTTCGCCTGATTCAGGAGAAGCTGCTCCAAGATACTTGTGTAAAAATATTTCAGTACCGCCAACAGTAAACATTTCAGATATACGTCTATCTAAAAATTCGTAATCATTACCGCGTTCAGGTTTATATAGAGATAAGCGAGGAATTGTATTTCTCCTAAGTATACAAACTATTTATCCATGCATAAATATAAAAAAGGAGTAGACATGACTACACTTACTGATCAAGAACAACAAATATATGATTACGTTTACGCAATGCTCGGCGGCGGCATGGTTGATGTAGAGCTAGACCCTATACACTTTCGAACTGGTTTAGAAAGGGCGTTAAACAGATTTAGACAAAAAAGCCCTAACAGTGTTGAAGAATCATACATTTTTATTGATCTAATAAAGGATCAAAATGAATACACTCTTCCTCAGGAAGTGATCACAGTCAGACAACTCTTTAGAAGAAGTATTGGTTCAAGAACCGGCGGCGGCGATGGCGGCTCATTGTTTGAACCATTTAACTTAGCATACACCAACACTTACTTGTTAGCAGGTTCTCGAATGGGAGGACTTGCTACATACGATTTCTTCTCACAACATCAAGAAATGGTAGGTCGTATGTTTGGTAGTTTTATAGAATTTAAGTGGAATAGTGTCAGTAAAAAAATAACCATACTGCAACGTCCTCGCGCCGAAGAAGGTGTCTTAGCATGGGTATACAATCACAGACCCGACTTTCAACTATACGAAGATTATCAAGCAAAACAATGGTTGAGAGATTATACACTTGCAAATTGTAAATTAATGCTAGGAGAAGCAAGAGAAAAGTTCCAAAGTGTTCCAGGACCCCAAGGAGGATCTTCGCTAAACGGAACACAGCTTAAGACAGAAGCCAAAGCAGAAATAGAATTTTTAGATAAAGAGCTTGAGTTAAGTGTTGCAGGCGGCACCGGCTACACATTTGTAATCGGTTAATGCGGTTGACATCCTGAGACTTTTAATGTATTTTAAAAGAAAAAGGATAATACATGTCTCTTCCAAAACTATTAATTATCGGTCATGGTCGTCATGGCAAAGATACTGTTTGCGAAATTCTTAAAGAAAAGTACAATTATACGTTTAGATCGAGCAGCGATTTCTGTGCAGAACACTTAATTTTTCCATTACTCAAAGACACATACAATTATTCTTCTGTTGAAGAATGTTTTAACGATAGACACAATCATAGAGACGAATGGTACAACATAATTCACAATTACTGTAAAACTGATAATACAAAATTAGGAAAAGAAATTTTTAAAGAAAATGATATATACTGTGGGTTAAGAAACAAAGCAGAATTTCATGCTATGCGAAACACACATATTTTTGATTATTCTATTTGGGTTGATCGCAGTGATCATCTACCACTAGAAGACAAAAAAAGTATGACACTAGAAATTTGGATGGCGGATTACGTGATAGATAACAACGGATCTTTGGCAGATTTAAAAAGAAATACAGAACAATTAATGGATACTTTAATTAAATAATCTGTTGCTAAAACCATTATTTTCTAGGGTTGTTCATAAATATTATTAAGAAATTATTCTATAGGAGAAAATAATGGCATTAGTATCACCAGGAGTCCAAGTAAGCGTTATTGACGAGAGTTTTTACACTCCGGGCGCAGCTGGAACGGTACCAATGATTTTTGTTGCAACTGCTAGTAACAAAATTAATGGTTCGCAAACAGGTATAGCAGACGGAACACTAAAAGCAAACGTGGGTAAACCATTCTTAATTACTAGCCAAAGAGAGCTAGTGGAGAGATTTGGCGAGCCTCTATTCTATTCTGATTCAAATGGTAACATGATTCACGGAAGTGAACTTAACGAATATGGATTACAAACTGCATACTCTGCACTTGGTGTTTCTAACAGAGTGTATGTTACACGCGCAGACGTTGATTTAGCATCATTAGCTCCTTCTGCAACTCCTCCAGGAGGACAGCCTGAAAACGGAACATACTGGTTTAACAATGCAGTTACTAACTTTGGTGTACTTGAGTGGAACGGATCTGCTTCTCGCTCAGCAGGCGGCCAAAGCTTTAGTGCAATATCTCCTATAGTAATCACAGAAATGTCAGACACCGAAGGTGTAGAACCATATGCACCTGCGTTGACTGTTGGAACTACTGGAAATTATGCAATTGTTGCAGTATCAAACCTAATTCGTTTATGGTATAGAAATCTTAACGGAACTTGGGTAGAAGTTGGATCAGGAGAATGGAAAGCAAGTTGGCCTACTATTGTCACAACAAAAAAAGCAACTCCTCTAGTTGTAGGACAAACTATAATTATTGATGGAGAAACTGTTACACTTGCTGGCGGAACCGACATGGTAGCTCTTGCATCAAGCATTGAATCTGCTAATATTAGCGGAGTTACTGCACAAGCAACAGCAAACACTATAAGCATTTATACATCGAACGACTCGATAGCTATTTCTGCAGGAACAGGAACATTGCTAGCTGATGTAAATCTTGAAGCAAAAACTTATTATGCACCATCAGCAGCAATTGACCCGCACACTATTGTTCCTAAGTTTAAAATTTCAGATGCAAATCCTAGACCAACTGGATCAATTTGGCTTAAAACTACAGAACCTAACGGTGGTGCAAAATTCAGAGTCAATGTATACAATGGTGATACACAGCTATGGGAAACAGTATTTTCACCAGTATATAAATCAAATCATGAAGCAATATATTCATTAGATAAAACAGGCGGAACTAGACTATCCGCAGGTGACATCTACATTAAAGCAAACGTAGACGAAACTACACAGCAGTTGGTAAATTACAGAATTTACAGAAGAAATGCATCTGGCGAAACTGTAACTACAAGTGAAAAAATTACAAATCAAACAGCTTCAATAACTGTAGAAAATGATATAGCTAGATTTAATATTCAAGAAACTAGAGAAAATAGTGCTCTGCTATCTGATCCTGTTACTATTTCAGTAGCTCTTAATAAAAACTTAACTGATGCACAAGCAATTGCTTCTGCAATTAACAGCAATTCAGAATTAATACATGTGGTGGCATCAGTTACTTCAACAAATCGTTTAGTCATAAAGCACAAACTAGGCGGCGATATAAGAATTGCAGATACAAATGGTTTACTAAGCGCAATTGGCATAAGAGATACTGTTGCTGAAAATGTTTATGCTGCACCTATTGGCGATATAAACAACACCTATGTTGTATCTCTTTGGGCGCCATTGGTGTACGAAGTTAACGATACTGCTCCTCTGTCATTGACAACTGATGGAGAAATATGGTATAGTAGCGTAGTAGACGAAGTAGATATACTTGTAAAGCAAGGAGATTCGTGGGTAGGGTACGCAAACGCTTACGAAGGAACTAACACCTCAGGTCCATTTGTAAGTGCTTCTCAACCTACAGGAGAAGTAAACGACAACGACTTGTGGATAGATACATCAGATCTCGAAAATTATCCAATAATCTACAAATACAATTCATCTCTCGAAAGATGGATACTCGTTGATAAAACAGATCAAACTACAGAAAATGGTATTATCTTTGCAGATGCACGTTGGGCAGCAAATGGTCAAGATACTGAAGCAGCTACTATTGAAGAACTTCTTTTAAGTGACTACGTTGATCCAGATGCACCAGATCCTGCGCTTTACCCAGAAGGCATGATGTTGTGGAACCTACGCCGTAGCGGGTTTAACGTTAAGAAATTTGTAAGAAATTACGTAAACACAGATGAGCTTAACAAGCGTTTTGGA